CAATTTTGCAAGATTCTTCAGTGAACAAACTAGCCCATAGCAGGCGCAACAGTCGTACGTGTGCACTTTGGCATACTTCTCAGTGCTTTAAATCACTCAAGGGAAGTTTTTTATAAATCAATAGTACTTTCTGATTTCAAGGCACTCAAAGCCCACAATCTTGGGCCCTGGAACCTGTTGGTGGATTCGTGTTTGTTGAGGCAGACTTTGGAGAGCTAGAGGGGAAAACCAACCAATCAAGCTGGCTTTGCCATTGCTCCACTCCTCGGGGAAGTAGTCAGGGATGAATGAGATGCAAAGGGGGCTGTGTCCAATGATATCTGACGACGTGACTCCGGCAAAGAGAACTTCGATTTCTCTTTTCCAGAACTCTGGGTAGATCACGACTCTAGAAGACCAATAGGCCAACTGATCGCTGTGGTAGAACGCCCATTGGAACAGAGTCCACAATGTCTTTGGTTCTGAGAAGACTAGTGTTGACGTGATACCAACACTTCTGAAGTGGCCAATAGCTATTTCCCAAACACCAGGTCCAGATTCTTTTGCTGCCCACCTGAAGATGGACGTCTTTGATGAGTGACTCAGAAGGTGTGCAGTCCAGCAAGCCAATGGGTGCAAGGCTTCTGTGGGCCCATTGCTGAGGGACAATAGCGCAGATCCAAGTCGTTGAAAGAAGACTCGCCGAGCACTCAACACGTCTAATGTCTTGGCCCATTTGTCCCCGCTTTGAATTAGTCTGTCAAGCATAGGTAGGGCAAGGTCAAATTTCGAGCCCAATGATCGAGGGGCCAAAACGGCCGAGGTTATGTGGAACGCGGATGCTATCGCTCCCCAGGACATCATGATATCCTGAGCAGTTGCTTCTCTACCTTTAGTCTTCCCTTTCAGCATGTGAGACAGCGAAATGTCTTGGTGAGCTCTGAGCTTGCCTTCTTCTGAAAATTCGTCTAACATCATCTCAAGAAAAGTAGTAAGCCAATCCATAATGCCTCTGGTGCAGGAAATGAAGCTTCTTCCAGTGAATGGATCTGAGGATGAGCATGGACGGTGAGCCAAGACCCATCGTAGCGTTGGTTGGACTCTGGCTGCCCAATCGAGTCGTGTAGGTGCTTTGAGACCGGTAAGCAGCCTTTTCAGAAGGTCCGGGAGTATAGAAGTAGACAGAGGAACAGGATAGACAACTCTTTCTCTGAGAACCAAGAAGACTTCATCGGTGTTAGGAGAGCTTGCAGATGGTTTCTCGAGAGAGACAAACTTGAACCAAGCACCGAGAGCAAGGATGATGGGTGAAGATTCTTCAGTAAAGTCCCTTGCAAACAATTTGATGATAGCGTGGTGAACGTTGTGAGAAGCGAGGAATTCTTCTAGGTGGATGAGCGCTTTCACTTTCCCTTCTCCGTAGCCTTCCATGTCCCATGTGACAAAGATACTGCCAGATTCAGAGTCTCCAAGGTAAGTTTTTAGCTCTTCCCATGTTCCAGCTTCTCGCAGGTCCCCCGAGAATAGAGGTACCATGTCTGAGTTGATCAACCTTGAAAGAACCCTGCAGTTGCAGATCATCTCAGGTGGAGTGAATATGGTTCCTTGGAAGTAAGGGACATTGTCTGCGTACAACAGAGAGTTGTAGATCCCCTCCGCATCCGGGAATAGGTGCAGCAAAGAACTCAAGTATGACCCTGCTCCTTCTGCCAGACACAAAATCGTCTGAGGTTTTGGTAGGTTGTCACCCCATCTTGACAAGATCTCGAGTAGCTTGAGACGTGCACCTGAGCTGTTTGTGAGCCATCTGGATAAATACTTGGACCAAGATGGAATGATTCCTTCTTCACAGGCCAGCCAGTCGTCTTGCCCAGGAAATGTGGGTTCTTGAGTGGATTTCTTTAAGACTCTTAAATTGATGTTCAACCATGAAGCATAGCTTGGACTTTGTAGCTCTTTCGGATAGGCATCAGTCGGCCAAGATATCGGCTGAGGGTTCCGTTCTTCGTATGTCCCTTTGAGATTAGACCTTGCTCTCTCGAGGATAAGTCCTTTCTCTGACACCAGGATGACCTTCAAGTTCTGAGCAGTCCCAACTAAGCGAAACAGCCCTTCTGCAGTCCAGGAGTTTGTAGTCACACTCAAATTTTCTCGTGCAACGGGATCCCATTTCCTTAAAAAAGAGGCAACCCGACCGAATGAGAACAAAGTTGACTTTGCCTCCACCAGAAGAGGGACAGGACGGGACGAATTGTGCCAAGACTCTAATTCGAGAAGAACGCCTGTAAGGAGCATCTTGAGGAGCTGATGAAAATCGTGAGCCCGTCCCCAAATGTACGGTAAATTGGTCAGCCTGGACAATTCTCCAATACGTCCTGCGAGAGCTAGAGCTTCTAAGATGGCTTTGTATGGTCCGAGCTCTTGAGTGGTTGTCATTGTGATCAGTCGGTGACTGAGGGCTCGCTTGAACTGGTTCAGTCCAAAACCGCACCTGAAGACATTCGCGAGTGCCAGTGTTGCACCCAGTGATCGAAGGAAAAGTGCTAAATCCACCATTCTGAGAAGAGTAACATTGTATTTTCCCTGAGATTGGACAGTCGCCCCTGATGCTGATGTCAGTTGGGTTGTCGAGAATGCATGGGCTCGGATTTCAGAGCACACTTCAAATGCAAGGTATGCAGCCAAATCCCATTCTGGGTTGGAGATGTGCTTTTGTGCCAGAGTTGCCATCTTCTGGTGATGTAGAGCTTCAGCTTTAAGAAGAAGAAGCGTGGACGCTCCAATTTCGAGAGACTCCAGCCTTGGTCCAATCTGTTGGATTCCGGGTTTTGCAACTTCAAAATGTGGCTCTGGAGTTTTGTAGCTGCAGTGATCGAGTCTGATTTCAAGTTGAATCCTATGCTTGTAGGGATGGCACAATCTCAACAGGCCAAATCCGAAGTGGAAGATTGGTTGATAAAAGATGAATCGATCGTTGTCCCCTCTTTGAAGAAGTGTTGCTGCATTGGTTGACATCTGGTATTGAGTGGAAATGAGTGACCTAGAGTTGGCAAACGCCCCTTGAACAAACGCAAGAGCTTCGAAGCGGTGGACAAGAGTGCCTCCAGCTGTGCCTGAGAAGAGAAACGGGATGATCTCTTTGACTTCTGGGAGGTTTCCTGCGATTTGATCTTCAATGTAATCGATCAATTCTGGCGCAGACCCAGTTGATTTTAACCATGCATGAACCTTGAGGTACGTCCTAATCGATGTCGAAAGGTCTTTTCCTTCGAGATTAACCAATCGAATAGTCCTTACTGGATCAGCAGTTTTGCTTCCTACGTAGTATGGGAAAGGACCTGGGTGACTCTCTAGCTCGTCGTAAATCTCAGGCATGTTGTGATGAGGAGACACTACAATGGAGTGCGCAAGAGACGCCTTGTGAATCTCTTCGTGAACAATGACTTGTTCTGATGGGGCTCCAGTGTAAGGGCCTAATGGCATTGTCTTGCCTAGGTCATATGTCCAATTCGTGAGGAACATCCTTGCTGTGAAAGAGCAATCAACTTCCAAGCTGTTCTCTTTCACAAATCGAGCATAAAAACCTGAGTCAAGTTGGCTGATCTGTGTAGCCCAGTCTTTGTAGACAGGAACGGTCTTCCGTAAGCGATTAGTCACATATCGGACTATGTTGATGTCTGCTTGGTCAATTTTCTTTCTCAGAGAGTTGATTTCTTCTCCAGGGTTCACTTTGGCAACAAGATTGACAATCGATGTGATTTTGGTGAATCTATTGACCGAGTGGAGCACTTGACCGATCACAGAGTTTTCAAAGAGTGTCCTCAAGATGCTCGTGTGAAGAGGGGTTATTTTCAAGAGCTCCTTTGCAAATCGAACTTGGTCTGCTCGATTCAGCAGTGAAAATAGCTTGACAAGCTCTTGGTTCTTCATCCGTCCGCTTTTCGTTAGGAATTCCTCAACACCTGACTTGATGATGGATTCAGGAGAGATGGGCTTGTGAATGTTTAAACCCTGAGGATTGAGAATAAGCTCTAATTTGACATCATCTGTGACAGGACTTTTCTGGATGGCCATCATCCGAGCAAGACGGGGTCTCCACTCCGGAAATCTGTACCACATTAGTCGGATGAGCGCAAGAGTTTCGCACAGTTCATCTTTGTGCCCGTTGTACAAGAAATGAGTGAAAGGCAAGAACGGCAGGCCCCCTAGAGATGACCCGAAGAGAGTGAGCGAAATCAATTCCTCGTGAGAATACGTATCGAAAACTGCGAATTTGGGATTGAGGAGGAGAGCACACAAGGCCTCAATGAGGGCGAACAAAGGTCCAATGCAGGGATCCGATACTGCTTCGGTGATTGAGCTTCCTCCGTTCATTGCAGTGGTGACATGAATGTTAACTCCTGCATTCAAATCTGTATCTCCACTGTAGGCTTTTGTTGCGTGTTTGATTCCGGCAGGAACAGGGATTCCCATGAAGTAGTACTTCCTTTGATAGCACAACAGTTTTGTGGAGAGCCAACTTTCTTCTGGCTTGAGGATCAATCCGATTTTCCCGAACTTTTCCCAAAGTGCTGTGCGAATTCTTTCCATGTACTGATCAATCGGGTTGTTCTCTGGAATTTCGACAATGAGGACTTGATTGTCTCCTGATCCAATGAGATGGTATCTGCATCCAAAATCTGCCATAATCGAGCTGATTTTGCAGATCGTGATGATCGTCCAAAGCTTTTGACAGATGCCCTGATTTCCTCCTGCATGGTGTTCCCAAGCTGCAAATGTGTCAGGTGTTCCAGGTGGTGCATAAGGATCAGCGGATACAAAGATGGACTCCTCAAAGATCTTCATAACGCTCCGATAGTGTCTCCCTCCAAAGAGTTGATCTAGCTTCGTTGTGATGGAATTCATCATTCTAGATCGGAACTTGAGGTTCCATTGCTCAAAATCGATGTGCATGACGCAGACCTTGCCTTTCCCTTCTTTGAACATGCTGCTGTACGTTTCAATTTGGAACTTGAGCTCAGATCCTGTCATAGACATTGATTGTTGAGGGAAGTATTTGAAGAGCTGAGCAGAAATGTTACGCTCACATGTTGCTGCCATCATTCTGCATTCAAAACATAGCAATGAGAATGCCCGGCCATCGATTTTTAATTCTAGCTCTTTGATCTTGCACAAGATGACAGACCATTCCCGAGGAAGCCACCCTTCTTTCTCGACTCGATCGAAGTAGGACTTGATGTCGATCTTGGTCCTCTCAAGCATCTCTATTACGAGCCTGGTGTTTTCCTTTTGCATGGGTGGAGGTATCCCATATGCTTTCCGGACCTTGGGATGGTAAGTCTGTGTCACGTTCGACCGATGTGGGGCAATGGCCTTGTCGTCTAGAAGATCAAGTGCTCCTGGAAAGTATGAAAATGGTAAGCATTGATTGAATTGGACTTGGTTCCATTCCTTGTTGGGGACTTTCCGACACTCATCCAATGTTGGACACTGTCCTGTGTCCATCATCTTCTTGATTCTTGGATGATAGTTTGCAGATGGCTTGATGGGCGGAAGATGCCCTTCTCTGGCGTAGTAGGAGCAGACAAAGCGTTTCACAAATTCGCCTCCTGTGTCTGCTGCTGCATCCAAGGAAATATCAAGGAAGGCTGAGGCATGAGAATACATCTTGATTAGTCCTGCTTCATCATTGACGATTGGATAATAATGCATTTTCTCTTGTCCAAATTGCTCCAGAACTAGAACAACTGCTTCTTCTCCCCACGAGTCGAGAAATCTAGAGAAGATTGAAGAGATGTTCTCTGCCCATAAACCAAGGCCTTCTGATTTCTCTCCAATAGACTTGATGGTTGATAGAGCCAAATCTCTCGTGTGTGTTCCTGTTGGGAGCCACTGGAGAACTGTACCAGCTGTGATTGATTCAAGACCTTTGAGTAAGTCTGCTGCTTGATTGCCATAATGGTCATAGGCCAGGTCAAGTTGCCGGTAGAGTTCGACTGTTAAGTCAAACGTTGGGATAGATGATCTGCCGGGAGACTGACTTGCTAACTTCGAATATAGGAGTAGAGAGAACTCCGCTTCTACTTTGTCGCTTGCACAAAGAACCATAGAGAGTGGGACAACAAGTTCTCCTCCTGGAAAGTCTTTCAAGACAACCAGGTCTTCCGCGACTTCGAGCCAAGGAAATGATGGAAGATGGCCCATTTCTAGTGGCTTGTCGCAACATGCCTCCAGTTCATGATGGAACTGACCAATCCTGGCCTTTCTCACGAATGCTTCTCGGATCCTAGGAGATGTTCTCACCGCCGTGACGAGCGAAGGCAGTCGATCCCAGTCTACATGAGTGACATCTCCCCAGAGAGCCTTCATTTGCAGATTTAGAGATCCAAGTGCTGCTCGGGAAATCCTTTCCCATTTTGCTGTCACTTTGGGGAGTTCCTCTGCTGGAGTTTCGTAGAACTTCCTAGAAATCCATGGCATGATTGTGGTGTTCTCAACTATTCCAGTTGACAAGTCTTTCCATGCTTTCTCGGGGATAGGGTAAGTCTTGCTGTCCCATTGGCTGAGTTTGTCTCTGTAGAAATTGACCTTTGATATACTGACAGTTGTACTCAAATGTCTCGGAAACTGCTTGAAATAAGGTTGCCGTTGTGCGGCAGGGGCCTGATCCATTGTTAACCTGTTTTTTGCTGCTAATCTGTCCTCTCTCGAAAATACAAACGTTAGTTTTTTATAAATCTTTCCTTGCATTTTATATACTGGCTATGAAGTAGGAGGTACAGCTACCTGTTGAATGGTAAATCACTGAGTATTGAATTATACGAGAAAAACAAGTGTAAGAATTAGACAATTGAAATTTGGAGGAGCAGTTATACGTAATAGTTGTAGAACCCTCGATCACTGACATAGAGGATCAGGAGGTTATAGAGATTGAGCAATTGTCAATTTAGTGGGCATATCTAAAAGACCCAATTCTTGGGATCACTCATATCGACTGGACCCTTCTTAGGATCGTCGCTCTTTGGAGTTGGAGCTGTCTTGTCTTCCCGCCTCGAATCTCCACTGAATAGAGAATCCTCACTTTTGGGAGGACGCTGTTTCGGCCTGAATGTCGACATGCTTGACAAAGGTGTCGTGACATTTGACATCAGTTTTCCCGATTCCACATCTTTCAAGTTGAGAAGTTTCTGGATCGAAGCATTGAGCTGAGTCATTTTAGCACTGACTCCGGCATCCAAGTTTGCAGCTGTAGATGTCATCTGAGAGAAAGCTGTGTCGAGAGCTCCAGCCATTGCGATCGAATTGGTTGCCATCCAGGCGTTCATCGCTCGTGTCATTCTTTGTTCTTCAAAGAGGCCTTCTGTGAGAGACAACTGGATTCCCATGGCAATGCTCGGCTTGGTAAGATTCTCATAGACTGTGTGAGCAACACTTTGGAGATCTTGGCCGCTTGCTAGGCCTGCCTTTGCTCGAGCTGCGTAGAGATTGATCGATGCAAGGTGAAGCTTGATCCCCACCTTAGAATTGTTCTGTTCAAGTTGAACACATGGAGTGAACATTTCTCCAGTAAGCCATTCGGGAGGATTGATCAGGTTCTTCCAGCAATCGTCGCACCACTTCTGCATCATGGATCGGAAGAGAGTGTCTGGCATCTTGCGTCCTCCGTTCCAGTGCTCCAGGTATTCTTCTGGAACCGAGTATGGTTCTATCTCGGGAAAGGCTCCCAACAGATCCCTCATGTAGTACGAGGGAATCTTTCTGTCATGAAGGATGTCAAGAATCTCTTTCAAGCATCGTCCCATTTCCACGCTTGAGGTTGATGTGTCATCGTCGTCCTCATCCTCGTTGTACGCTTCGTCTTGTTCCTCTCCCAGCTCTCTTTCAACAAACGAGTCAGTGAATCCTACAACTTTCTTCTTGGGAATAGAGTCTTGTTTTGACTCACCAAAATCGAAAGCCTCGTAAGTCCTCTTGGAAGGATCCTGAGGGACGTACTTCTTGCCTTCAAGCTCATCCAATGTCGCTTTATTGACAAAGTACCTCTTCAACTCCCGGTGCTGGGCAACTTCTGCTGCCACCTCCTCAAAGGTCTTTCCAGTTGGGTCAACTGCAAATTGAGGTTCTTCGTTAAGCGCACTGTCTAGATACTCCTCAACTGGGGTCCTGGTAGCTGTGGACGCGGAGGGATCACTGATCACATGTGGACCCGGCCTGTTAGTCTCGATTTGACGTCCTAGATCGTCTTCCTGATTTGGAAGTGGAGTAGCCGGGGGAGGTTCAGCTACGGCAGCCAGGAACGCCTTAGTCGCTGGGCTCATAGCCTCTTGAGGTGGAGGAAGAGGAGGCCTTTGGGATAGTGGCGTAATCTCGTCGCTGGATGTTACAGCCCATGTCCCAGGTTTGACTGGAGTGGTGTGTGCTACGCTCGCATACGACGGAGGAGCCCGACGAGGAGCAGGAGGAGTAATCGTCCTAAAGTTGGGTCTGGCCTTTGGGGTCATAGGCCTCGGAGAGAAGGCCCCCATCTTAGGTGGAGGTCCTCGTCCCTCAGACCTAATCAAAGGACGTGGTGAAATGCCTATCGGCCCAATAGGCTGTGGGGTAGAGAATCCCAGAGGTGTTGGTCCAGATAGCCGGGGCTTCGCAATGCCACCAGGTTGGGCCACCAATGGAGTTGGAGTCTTTTCAACGACCGTTTTAGAAGTTTCAACAGACAGTCCTCCAAGTGGTTTCCCCTTTGCAGCTTCTTCCTGCTGTTCAAACTCGTCGTCAAAGTTGTCCGGCTGTTGTTCAGCTCGCAAGGCGGCCAACATTGCATCAGCCGTTGCAGCAAGAATCTTTTTTGTCTCGTCGTCTTTAGGAGGCATTGTAGAGTTCTGAATCTCTTACTAAATGAAGATAGTTTTTTATAAATCTTTCCTTATACTTTATATTGAATCACACTGATTGGGAATTTGAGAACATGATTGGAAAATGATAAACTAAAATGATTAGTAATCTAAAGGTATAATTGCACGATTAAAATCCTGATGACTTGTGTGAACAGCTTTCACGGAGTCATTTCTTCGGGGAGGTCTTTAAGCTGCTCGATCATAGAGTCGAAGTTAGACTTGATCTCCCCAATTTGATCCAAGAAGGCCTCCAGGATGGCGCGTGTAGGGACACCGTCTAGAGTCTTGTACTTGTGATTGAGGAAAAATCCAAGTTGAGCTGATTGCAGGATGTCTTCGTAGTCCACATAGCGGCCCAAGAACGGGACAGGCTTGGGATCAACGAGCTCCTCATTGATTGAGTCAACGAGAAATTTGAACAAGGCCATAGTTCCTTGGATGGCTTCACCCCACAGTCCGATGTTTGGCTGCTTGTCTAGGGGAGAAGTAGATCCCAAGATGTCTGTCACTGTGATGAGCATCGAAGATAAGAAAGAAGTGACAGTGTCAAGTCGCATGGTGTAGTTAAAGTCAAGAACAAAAGGAGAACGTTCAGCCATTGTGACAAATGAAATAATGGTTTTTTATAAATCTTTCCTTAATCTTTATTTAGTTATCAGTGAATGTGAGTACTGGCAATTTATAGAAATGTTGATAATAAAATTAAACCCTCATTGCTGCCATCCAAGGCTCATCTGCCTTGATCTTGTCAATGAGTTTCTCCAGCTCGGTGAGGTAGACTCTCCTTGCATCTTCCTCAACCATGTCGAGGCGAGCAGGCAGGATGTCTTCCAAGTTTTTGGAGGATGCAAGAGATTCTTTAGCTGTGTCTTCCCAGTTGTTGATCTTCTTCTTCGCCAGTCGGATGGCCTCGTCAGTTGATAGGCTTGAAGCCAGAGAGCGAAGACCATCAGCTTTGTTGTCAATGATGGTCTTGAGCATTGATTGGACAGCTGAATGATGTTCGGTTCTGATCCGTCCCTGCTTGATCTTGGTCATGTGGGCAAACCATGCTCCCCCGTCTCCGTAGTTCACGTCTTTCATGGCAACTTTCTTGTGAATGGCGTAGTAGATTGGGTCTGGTTTTGCTTTTGGTACATTTGCCAAGAAGTTGGTGGCTTCCGGGAGGCTCATGTGGGCAATCGTCAAGGCCCAGGTGATGATGTTCTGAGACGGAAGAGCAAAGGCAAGAGCGTCACAGACCTCGTTGTCATTGTTGTCTTTAAAGAACTCTCTCCATGCGTTGGTCACGTACTCCTTCAGAGTCGTTCTCTGAGCCTCTGAGCCGTTGAGAAGAGCCATTTGATATCCAAGCTCGCACGCTCGTGGAACGTTCTTGACTTGATACCGCTCTGGAATGGACGATTGAAGGCCGACATACTTCCTTGTTGCCAGTTCAGCTGCCATGATACGCAGAGGTCCGATCTCGTCATTGAATCTTCCTCCGATCAAGTGGAACTTCTCTGTAGCAAAGTCAATAACAGAGATAGCAAATCTGACCGATTGGTTCCTGCAGCCTTCGTAGACCATCCGCATCTGGATAAGGAGCTCAAGCATCCACGGATGCATCTTGAAATGGTCGACCATTTCGACTGGCTCGGCCAGATCTTTCTTTTCAACATTGACGTTGAATTTAAAGGCCTTGGTGATGCAGACAATCCGGCCAAGGATATCTGGTGTCCAGACACAATCATTGTCCACACGGAATTCCGTCCTGGCCAAGATCCCGTCGCAGTCCGTCTTTGTGAAAAGTCCAAAATCATCCGTCCTGACAGTAACTTTGACTCTTTTCCACAATTGCTCTGTGATCTTGGTGCTCTTTGTCCATGAGGGAAGCAGAGCCGCAATTGCAGAGAGCATCAAGAATGTTTGACCAGGCGTCAACGATCCGTAAGCCTCTTCAACTGCCAAGACATCAGAGAAGCAGGTTGCATAACGGTCAAATGGGACAGGATCGAATTCTGTCTCCATGTAGGAACGCACCATTGGAAATGCTGCATAGTAGATCGAGTAGTACTTCACGTCTGCTCTGAGATTAGGTGTAAAAGCAAGACGAATGATGTCGTTGATGGTCCCGATGATGAAGACCCGTTCCTTTTGGGTGATTTCTGGCAGTCCAGGTGCTGGAGCTCCGGTGAACTCAGCCGTACGCCAAAATTCTGATGGAGCAGACATCCTGCTGAGCACTCCGGGACCTTGCTTAGCCTTGACAAAGTTCACAACGTCGGGATTACCCAGGCAGACAAGCAGTTGAGTTCCTGTCATAGGCGCGTTCTTCTTTGACGTGCTAGGTGTTGCATGAAGCTCCCCTGTGACCAGCACGATGAACATTGGAGCAGCCTCTTTGTAAGATGGAGGAACAAAATTCGGGAGAGAAAACCCTGCAGGTACATCCGCATGGTAAATCCTCCACCTGTCTTTGTCGTCTGGAGCTTTGATCCTCTTGAGTTGGCTAGTCCCAGTGATAGGCTGAATAGTTCCGGTTCCTGTCACTTTCAAGCCAAAAGCAGGTTCCGTTGCTATATTGACATAGCGGTCTAGGAACGATTGAGTCAGAGGCACAGAAGCCATTCTAACGGTTAGAAAATAGACTGGTTCACTCTACAACTTACTAAAATTGGTTTTTTATAATCTTTCCTTAATTTTTATTTGCTTGCCAAAGTACATTGGGTTGTCTTCCCTCCTCACGAGTAGTGTGAGAGGTCGAGTGACGAGCTAGATAACTAACTACTTGATTGATCAAATACCT